CATATTCTTCTTCCTCCGCATCAACGTCCGCATATGCATCTTCCACATATCCGGTTCTGACTCTGTATTTTTCCCCTGCGACATAAGTTTTCTCGGAATTAACAGCAGATACCCACACAGAAAGTTTTATTATAATGAAAATAATAATCAGTGGAGTGAAGCAACCAATTAAAATTACTGAAGTCATTACAGTTCTTTCGTTATAAAATTATCTATATCAGTATTCTTCCAAATAAGTTGATGTGCTAACTTATCTCTTAATTCATTAATTCTTTCCTCATCATAAGAATCAAAGTTTCCTCTCTTATCAACTTTCTTATAATAATGAAGTGCATTCAGTATAATAGTATAATCTTCTAATGATAATTCAAAGTTCATACAAACATTCCCTGTTCATTCATATATTGAAGTGCTTCTTTCATACTACCAATATGATGATATCCGATTGATACTTGAGGATATGTTGCATTTGTTCCAAACTCTGCCTCAAATGCCTTATCATCAAAGTCAACATCTAAAACATATTCATGGAAATCATCACCAAGAGATTTAAGAAGAGATATCATTCTCTCACACTCTTGACTTCCGTTGCTGTAAATTACTGCCTGCATTTTACTCCTTTGATTTAATTATTGGAATTGACCTCGACCTGCTTCTTAAGTAATTTAACGGCCTTCTTAAGTTCTTTTCTTGATCTGATTTTACTAAACTCCCACTCAACAATGTCCATTGCCTCACAAATTAAATCGTTCATGTTCTTTTTAGTATTCATGTTGCTCCCTTTTTTTTGCAAATATTTCATAATAAGCAGAGATCACATAATCATCCCATGGATCAGGTAAACTACCTCCTCTACCTAAACGAGTTTCCATTCTAGATAATTTATCAATAGGTAATTCCATAACATCAGGATCATTGAGAATTTCTGACAATTTAGATTTCTCATTATGATTGCTGAAATTACGAAGAGGATACCTGTTAGGTAAATTACGAGTAGTTCTAGTCATGTTGCCTCCTTTTAATCATTCCAGGAACAAATCCATCAGGACATTCATAATCAAATCTATTTATTTTGCCGTTATTATACCAGTGTTTTCCTGTTTGTAAAGCAGACTTTTTAGCACACCTTTCAGCAGTGTGTTTTACTCCAATCTTTGCTAAACTTTGGTTTTTTCTACGCTCTGCCGTGTGTTTTACACTCAACATAGTTTTCCTAATCTTTTCTCTCTGTTCTTGAGAAATTGTTGATCCTCTAAGTGGAGATACTCTTCCTTTTTGTGCTTTTCTAACTTTTTCTACATGTTCTTGTGTTAGTTTTTTACCTCTAAATGCTTATTTATTTTTGCAGTAAGTTCTTCTGCAAGTTTAAGGTTCTTACGGTACATCATATATTTTACCACAGGATTGGCAGGATTATGCCTTAACCACCATATCTTATGACTTATTTGTGCTTTCACTAACTGAAGAACATAGTCAAATGCTTTTGCAACATTTGGATCCGTAAGCACAAAATATAAAATAGTTCCAAATACCAAAAAAAGCACGTATTGTACAGTCATTGGTGGAACTCCTGATTTCTACGATTATCAAGATATTCTAGTATCTCTGCTCTCCATTCCATTAACTCAAAAAAACAGTCTTGATTGTGAGCACATTTTCTAAGTTCAGAATCAGGTTTTAATACACTTTCGTAAAAAAGTCCAAGTGCATCTTTGTGTTTTTGTTGTTGTTCAGTCATGGGGTGGATTGGGGGTGGTGATTATTCGGGCAGAGATTCAAGAGCGCGGCGGATGATGTCAATCTCGTCTTCATCCATTTTTTGTCGAAGCAGATCAAATGTCTGTTCTTTCAAGATCTGTGACTTGGGGCGACGAGCAGAGCGGAGGTGCTCACAGTCTTCAATATATAAATTGTCAGCAAGCGTGCAGCAGGCATCAAGCTCCTGGTCTGCGCCCCATTGGGCGGCTTTGGTGGCGAGGAAAAGAGAATAATTTAAGTCGTAAGGGATCGACGCATACTCATTTTCCCATTCACGTAGTAGCTCATGCGGTGGCACGAATCGGTGTTGTTGTTCAGTCATAGAAATTGTTCAAGAGAAGAGGTTGCTTTCTTTTTAATTTTAGAATACTTTTTGATATAATCAAGTGCCTGTTTATACGTTTTTACACTACGCACTTGACTACCATTATGTATAATACAGAACCCTTTCTTCTTTCCTGCTAATGGTATAGCAGCCCACATTCCATCATTCGATACAAAACCATCAGGATCTCCTGGTTTTACATTCAGGAGACTCTGATTATGAACATGTGGTTTAAGAAACTTAGTCATTAAAAGAAAGATGCATTGACACTCACAACAGTAGCATTAGGATTACGTGCCAGTGCTACTTTTTTTGCTTCCTGATAGTCACGGGCATGAACGGTCTCATAGAAAACAGTACCAGCAACATAGAGTTCGACTTTGCATTTCATGGTGGTGTTCCGTTGATTACCTTTATATTATAGGGCAGAGTGGGGGCAGAGTGGAGGGGCAGAGTGACAGTTCAAAGATTGTCTAAGAATGGTACTTCATACTCCAATAGTTCTTGCGGAGGACTAATAAGATTAGAAGACTCTTGAATTGTACGATCACCCCAAGACCTATGATTGCTATGAGAAAATAATTTTAAGTCAATCTTATTATATTGATTATCCGTCGAACTTAGAAGAACATAATCTTCACCCCTATTGTTTGTTCCAGAGATACGAAGATCTGCATTCTCCTCCTTTGTCACTAATGTAGTGGAGCAGCACATAATAACCCACTTCCGAAATACTGCAAAATCCTTGAACGTTTCATAATTGTCTAAAATGTATCGACAGACAAATTGGGGACGGAAAATATGATCTTTAGTACAAATATACTTAGAATCATTCATTCTTCCCATGAAAGCATTTTCCGTAATCAAACCTGTTGGAATAGAACAAGAATGGACTAAATCATAAAATGGACGTGTGATAGCTCTTGCCACGTCTTTATCGGATTTTTCATCATTCCACCATTTAATGGTATCATTGTCCATTGTGACTTGATAACATCTCTTGGCGTAGATTTCAATCTTTTTTCTACTTGATACTCTAATTGCCCCAAGGCGATCAATTGCACCTTGCATTGTAATCAGTGTTTTTTGCATATTATCAATTGTTTTGTATGGGACTTACACGCATAACTAGCGTTGCCCAGAGATTAACGACGGATGACAGATACGGCAGGTTCACCCTTCTCAAAAATCGTCTCTACGACACTTTGAACACTCTTTGCTGTATTGATACCCATTATAGCATGAAACTACTGTGGAGGGTGTTCTAGGAGGGTCTGAGAGCACTTCATCTTCTTATATCCTTTATAAGTTTTTCCTTGTCCGTTATGCAAGTTCATCATACATGCATAGTTTAAATTATGCTTCTCACAGTATTCCCTCAAATTATCAATAGTAATGGTTTCACCGTTAAGTGCGATAAACTGTCTGGTTTTAAGGTTCTTATTCTTTGTTCCTTCTGATATTTTTTTAAGTGTCTTTGATGAATGCTTTTTTCCGTAGTTAGGATTACCCTCACCTGTAAAGATGTGTGAAAGATGTTTTCTTTGCTCTTCGTTTAATCTATATCCTCTCGACAATCTTGCCCCACTTATCTTCTTTCTCGTTTCGGCGGATAATACTTTTCCCTTATGAATTTTACTAATTCTTTCTCTCTGTTCCTGAGAAACATTAGATACGCCTTCACCTCCCATCGTTTTGTTATGCAATATTCCTGTAGATACATTTTTACGACCAAAAACATCAATCATGTACATTTCGTGCTTGTAAGCATCAAATTCTAAATCAAAGTGTTTGAGTATAAGTATTCTATCTTGGGGAGGAATACTTATATTATTGTGTTTAGCAAGTGTACGTGAGTAAGCGTTACCAAATTTTCCTTTTTTACCCTTACCAATATAGTAAGGAGTTCCGTCCTCACGCAAATATGCGTAAGTGTAGTATTCGTTCATCGTAGGTCTTGGCGAGACTATTATTATTTATACTGTAAAAGTGGGACTTACACAACTATATTCCGCCAAGACCTACAGTTGCTGCCCACATATATCTATCGTTTGATTACACTATCAAGCATCTCACCACGACCGAAAACAGTGTCAACAACATTTTGAAGTGACTTTTCAGTGGAAATACCATTTTTCGAATACACTGGGACGACACAAAGTCCATAAGTTTTATCAGGAGCGGTTCGAAGAACTCTACCAATTGTTTGTGTCATCTCAACAATATTCATATTGCGAAGAAAAATAACGGACTCAAGACCATTAACAGAAATTCCCTCACTCAAAATCGAATGATGAAGACAAACAAATTTTTTGTTTGGATCTTTACCCCATGCACTCAGAGTCTTAAAAAACTCCTCACGATCAACTTCCTGTCCATCGACAATAGCACCAGTTTTTGATGTAATACTAAGGACTGAATATCCCATACCATGTAGTTGAACTGCAAAATCAGTTTCTGACATCAGGTGAGTAAGTTGCTTTGTACTCTTAACACAAATAAGAACTTTGTTTGTGTTATTTTCTTTTAATGTCCTTACAATATTGTTACAATCACATTCGGAAGTAACTTCCTTAGGATTTAATAACTCAAACTTTTTTGATTTGATTTGAGGAGGAAGAATATATCCTTCTTCAACCAACTTAGGTGCAGGAACACGATAAATTACATCACCATAAACCTCAATATCATTCATACCAGGTTTGAAAATAGTTGAGGAAGTCCGACGTGTTGCAGTAAAGAAATAGCAACGGTCAGCATTATGACTGAAAAACTCAGTAGAAGGAAAGAAGTTTCTCTTGACACTGTTGTGTGCTTCATCAAAGTAAATCGAATCTACTTTAATACCAGATTCTTCAATACGTCGTAAAGAGTTATAAGTCGTAAAGATCAACTGATTACCATCAACATTCTCAGACCATGCTTTGATGGTCTTTGCTTTTGTGGTGCTAAAGTGTTCTGTATCTCCACTATGCACATGGAGCACATGAGCATCGATGTGCTCAAGAAACTCAGAGCACAATTGATCTGCTAACAAGATTCTGGGGGCGACTACCACATGAACCTGATTTTCAAACAGTTTGAAATGTATCTTAGTATCCTCGATCATGCACAGGGTCTTACCACCACCAGTCGGAAT